TCACTAGCTTGATTGGTCATTTCAATTCTCCTCGAAGTTACCAGCTTCGGTGTCCTGCTTGATTTCAGGCTCACCCTCTACTGAGTTTTTAAGTTTGATTATCTTGGCGTCGATTGCTCGCTTTTCTTTTGCTAGTTCTACCATTCTATCCAGTCTCGCTGGCTCTAGACTTGTCATGAGCTTGAGTGCCATGTCGAAGCCACTGTCTGTATCTTCTAGCATTGCTGCGAAGTAATCTGCTGCGATACGTTTGACTCTATTTTCAGTTAGAAACATTTACTTTTGCCTTTCCTCGGCGTGATATCTTTCCACCTTTAGCACCGGCTATGCGAGCGAGCTCTGGGTTTGCTGCGAAGCCATCTGTATTGCCGTTCCTGCCACCCTTGGCTCCTATGCGTTTGAAAAAGTCATCGCCGTGTCGCTCTCGGATGGCTGTCATCGCTTTTGCTGCCCCTTCTTTGGTTTGTGCCATTTATTTACCTCCTATCTGCCTCTCGCCCCACTTATGGTCGAGGTTGTCAGCTAGTGTTACGAACGTGTAGACAGTCTTCTTGTCCTTCACTGGCGACAGCTCGTAGCTTGCCAGTTTGCTGCTCTTGAACACTGCTAGGCGTATCAGCGTGTCATCTCGCATGCCAGCAGCCAGTGCCAGTTGGTCGGTAGTGATATCGCTCTCACGACTATTAGCGTCTGCCACATACAGCTCCACCTCCTCGATGAACTGACTCATACCGTCAGTGATAGCTAGTGTATCGAGGTCAAGGTCAGCATCTAGTGTGAAGTTCGACTTCTTGCGGTTGTACTTAATCTTACCGTCAGCCTGAGCCTGTGTCAGGATGTTATGGAGCTGGAGTGGAGGTATGCCAACAATCTCCTGTAATGCTCCGATACTGTTAGTCTGCATAATGTGCGATAGTATCGCCAGTTCGTTAAATGTGCGTTGTCGGTTATCCATTGTTACCCCCATATCTTTTCGTCAGTTGGTTTATATTCTACTTGTGGTGTATTCGTGAAGTCGTACAACGACTCGGTATCGAACTCGCTTACGATATTATCCAAGTCGCTCAGACTATCACGAATACGCTGAATTGTGTCGGTGTCAGGCTCTACTCGTATCACCTTGAACTTGCTGGTGTTGAGGTTGCCTGCCACATAGTCGCACCACTTGCGACCAGTTGCTAGTAGTTGCCCTTGTATCTGTAAGTAGTGGTCTGTCGGCACTCCATTCTGTAGCACGTCAGCGAAACTGTTGTCGCCCAGCACTTTACACTCGATTAGCCCGTCATCGCCCACCAGACGGTCGGGGCTTGCCCCGAACTTGTCGCTGTAAAAGAACCCACACTTTTCGACTGGCACACCCATAGCTGAACTGTAAGCGTCTGCTAGGCTCTCCTCGAAGTCGATACCGTTCTGCATCGCTTTAGTAACGAACTTCTGGAACGATACCTTGAACTGCTTCTCGTAGGCTATCTCAACCTCGTAATCGGTGCGACGCTTGAGTGGCTTGCCGTTCTTGCCTACTGCCAGCCAGTCGCCTAGCCTACTGGCTGTAACCTTGGCGTGTCGGCTCTGAACCCACTCTGGACTGCCCTGTGGTGCGTCTGAGTAGGTGAACTCTTTGGCAGCTTTAGGTTGTTTAATAATGAAACTTACCATACCTCATCCTTCTTTTCTTTCTTCCACTGCTCGTAGTCATCTCGTAGCAGCTTCTCATTTAATATTCCGTTGCCTGTGTACTTACGTTTGGCGTAGACCTGCTCTAGCCCTTGTAAGTATTTGTAAAAGTCCTCGTCGGTCGCCTGCTTCTCCCACGCCTCTGCCCTAGTCTTTGAGAAGGTTAGGGCAGGGTGTGGAGCCTGCTCTTTAGGCGAATGGGATGTCATCAGTGCTGACCTTTTCGACTGGACCCATCAAGTCTTCGACAGTGGTCTTTTTCGGCTTAGGCTCATAGCTGTGGATGTTACGGTCGTAGCTGTGCCTAGTCTCGCCCTGAGCGTTAGTGTAGGTACGGTCTGACTGGTAAACAGTGAACCACGCCTCATAGCCATCGAGTTTTTCTAGCACTTTCTTTATCTTGGCGTCATCGAAGTCGCCTACGAAGAACTGTCGGATTTTTTCCTTTTGTACATCGTCCTTAGCGTTGTGAACTGCAATGCCCTGTAGAGTACGCATAGTGAACTTGAACGCTTTCTCGCTGTGTAGCCACATGCGAACTTCAGCTGTCTCGCCATCGCTGCCCTCTACGCCGATTTCGACATACTCACGACCGTCGTCCATCTTGTCCATAATCGCACCTGCGATTTTGACCTTGTGGACACCTTCCTCGAAGTATTTACTTTGCTCTGTGTAGTCGTTGTCTGTCATCTTAAAATTAACCATTATTTTTCTCCTTTACTTGGTTTAGTGTCGCCATAGAAGCCTCGTATCGATGCGTCTACAGCCTTCAGGTCGTTCGGTATCATATCACCAGCGAACATATCGATAGGTGCTTTCACACCCTTGCCGTTGGCTTTGGTACGGAACACGAACTCCTCGGTGTCATCGTCATAGTCGGCTTGTAGCACGATGTTGGTGATGCCGTTCGGGTTGTATTTCTCACTAACCATCTTACCTGTCGATTTGAACGTTAGAGTGCCATCATCGTTATCCTCGGTGTGAGCCATAACGTAGAACGTCTGGTCGCTATCCTTGGAACGCATAGCCTCAAACACGCTGACCATACCTTGTGCGTTGCGTAGGAACTTACCGTAACCTGCTTCACTAGCTGTTTTGAACTCGAACAGGCTCATCAGATAATGTGCGTCGTCGAGTACTACCATTGGCGTCTTAGACGCTTCGACAGCTCGGATTACGTCCTCGTAGCTGTTCGGTCGGAACTGCTTGATGTCAGTCTTGAACGGCAGCTCTTTGCCTAGTACTGATATCACTGATACTTCTTTATTAGTCAGGTCTCGTAAGCTTGTTGACTTGCCCGTGCCTGATTTCCCCAGAATAAATACTAGCCTACTCATTACTGTTTAGTCCTTTCTCTACCAATTCGGCTATCACCATCGAGCGTGATTTGTTATCACGGACGGCTATGCCGTTGATAGTCTGGTTTAATGTCTTAGGCAGGGTTATCGATAGTTTATCGATATTCGTGCCTCTACTGTTATACTTTTGGCGTTTTACTTCGACTTTTTGAGGTGTCGAATCGCCCTTGACTTCTATTCTTGACATATATCTTGTCCTTTCTTATGGTCCATTATACTCTTGGTGGTATCTATTGTCAATACCATTTTATACTTTGCCTGTTGATAACTCGTTATACCACTGGCTGATTAGTGTTTGGTTGAAGTCCCTCCGTTCTTTTAATGTGCCCCATATATTCTTGTCTGGTGAGCCCTGTACCGATATGTGGTAGTACAGTACGGTTTTGGTTTGGCCGTTGCGTCGGGTGCGGCCTTTGCTCTGCTCGTAGTTGGCATAGCTGGTGCTTGGGCTGAAGTACACATTCACGCTAGCATACACAAGCTCTATCGCAGCACTAGCTGACTGATACTGAGCTAGGGTGACGGAGTTCGTTATACTGTCCCACTCGGCTCGGTCTGGTAGCACGCTGGCATGTCCTGACTGCTCGTAGACTGTTCGGTCTGGGTAGTTCTTCGCAAGCAGGTCGAGTATCGCCTGACGCTCGCTGTTGAAGTTGTACCAGACCACCACGTTCTCGTCCGTCCCCTCTAGCACATTGTGTAACGCCTGTATACGCTCGCTGGCCTGTAGCTGGCGTAAGTGTGCGAACAGTGAGCTTGGAGTGTCCAGCAGGTCGCCAGTTTCGGTCACACGCTCTTTTATAGCCTGTTTCATAGCTCGCTTAGTTGCTGGTCGCATCTCTGGCTCGACTGGCAGGCTATGGCTCGGTAGTAGTGGTCGCACCAGTGGTTTGCTGACTTGCTTCCACCACTCGTTAAGTGTGTCCTGCTCTCGGTAGCCTAGTATCAGAGGGAAGCCCCTGCTCCTGTCCTCTATCACGAAGCGTCGCCAGAAGTCGGTTTTGTTGCGTGATAACCCTGTAAGTATGGCGTAGGTAGCAGCTGACTTGTATCCGTTCGGCGTCGGGGTCCCTGATAGCAGTATCCACTGACCAGCAGTCTTTGCGATACGCAGAAAAGCTTTGCTCCGTTTCGTTGTCGGCTGCGATAATAGGTGGCACTCGTCGGCTATGATAGTTAGCGTCGGGTCGTTCTCATAGTCGGCGTAGTGCTTCGCCATACCCTCGTAACTCATAACAGCGAAGTCGGGTGTGTAGTCCAGGAAGCGTGCGATTTCTCGCTCCCAGTCGCCACTGTCTCGCTTACTCGCAGGGCAGACTATCAGTAGTCGTCCGTTGGGGTTATGCGTGTTGTAGTGCGTGAGTGATAGCGCCGTCTTGCCAGACCCTAGGTCGGCCGTCATTACTAGGTTGCGTGGTATATTGTTAAGGTACTCTTGCTGCCAGTCGTACAAACCTAACGCCACTACTGGCACTCCTGTGTTGATTCGGTCAGTTTGCTAACGATTTCTTGATTGTCTGGGTCCGATAGACCTAACGTGTCTAGCCTGACTACCTCTTGTACCCCGTATTTATCCAATAGATTAGCATATACACAATGTACAAGTTGATTGTCTGGGTAGCGATTATCAATCGCACGAAGATACTGCTCCGATGTTAGTGGTGGTATATTGTCAACCGCATTGTCCATCGTCTGAGGTCCTCTTAGTAGCAACGATACTAGGCCCGCTGCGAATAACACTACTGTCACCCCTGCTATTAGTTTGATTGCTCGGTCCATTGTTCTTCTCCTTCGTTAGTTATCTCTAAATAGTATGCTCCGATTTTACTCATCTCTAGCTCCATTCTATAGTCTTAGTCACTGTATACTGTCGGCTCTCGCCGTCCCAGCCGTCGTCGCTAAGGTCGTCCACTAGCGTGCCTATGGCGTCGCAGGTGTCGCAGGCTGCCCACGGCTCGCCTGCTTCTTCGGTGTAGTTGTCGTGGTCGCAGCTCTCGACGTAGCCGTCTTGCGTGGTGGCTCGTGTTGTGCCGTCTGGTCGCTTGATGTCAATTGGTACACCCTCGGCAAAACTCGGCTCGATTATCACTGGTATTTTCATAG